AGTACCCACCAACGGCATTAAGTCTAGGTGAAAAAACCATACAAGCAAAAGGTGGGGATATTACAATGCCTATTCCTATTGGAACGTATGGGAATTTTAGCTTCGTACAAGCACCCCCAAAGAGCAAGAAAACCTTCTTTGTATCTTTACTAGCTTCTGTTTATTTAAGTGGTGGAAATAACTTTGGCGGAAAAATAAAAGGTCATCGTGACGGTAGGTGTTTAATGCACTTTGATACAGAACAAGGGCACTGGCACGCACAACGTGTTTTTAAGCGTGTTCAGGATATGTCAAACACTAAAGAGATAGGTTGTTATCACACATACGCACTTAGAACAATAGGCTACAAGGAACGATTACAATTTATAGAACACTGTTTGGAACAAAACAAAGACAAAAACGGTTTAGTTATTATTGATGGGATTGCTGATTTAGTTTCTGACGTTAATAATTTAGAAGAATCAAATTTATGTGTTCAGAAAATAATGCAGCTATCTGCAAAATACGATTGCCATATAGTAACGGTTATACATAGTAATTACGGAAGCGACAAACCAACAGGACATTTAGGTTCGTTCCTTGAAAAAAAGACAGAAAACCAAATACAACTTGAAATAAACACAGTAAATAAAGAATGGATTACAGTAAGCTGCAAACGAAGTAGGGGTTATGCTTTTGATACGTTTAGCTTTAGTATTAATGAGTTTGGGTTGCCTTTTGTAGTTGGCGAAATATACGACCCATTGGAATACTTTGTACCTAGAACATTAACTAAAACAACAACAAAATGAAAACAGTAAACAGTTTAAGCGGTGGTAAGACATCAAGTTATATAGCAGCTAATTACTCAGCTGATTATAATGTATTTTCTTTAGTTAGAACAAGTGATAAAAAATGTATGTTCCCAGATGCTAAAATAAGGCAGCAAGTTAGCGATAGGTTAGGCACTGAATTTATAGGTACATTAGAAGAAGATACCATTATATATACAATGTTAGATTTAGAACAATATATAGGCTCTAAAATTGATTGGGTTACTGGTAAAACTTTTGATGATGCAATAGTAAAAACTAAAAAAGGGACTAAGTTTTTACCGAATAAAATGGCTAGGTATTGTACAACTGAATTGAAAACAATGCCTATTCTTTACTGGATGTATGATGAAATAAAAGAGCCTGTTATTATGCGTTTTGGGTATCGTGCAAATGAAACAAGACGTGCAATAAAGATGATTGATAAAACAGACGAAGAAGGTTATACTAAAGTTAAAGCTACTTTTACAACTTTAAAAGATGGAAGAAATTCTTGGGGAGAGTATCGTTACTGTAAGCCAGAGTTTCCTTTAATAGATGACAATATTTATAAAGATACTATAGAAGAATTCTGGAAAGATAAAGACGTAAGGTTTGCCTATATGAATAACTGCGTAGGGTGCTGGTGGAGAAGTCCTTTGTTGTTAAAAAAAATGCATAATAAACACCCGGAGAAAATGCAATGGTTTGCAGACCAAGAAACTAGTAAAAGTAAATGGAGAAGCGATGTTAAATATAGTGAGATTTTAAAATGGAAAACACAAACAGAACTATTTGATGATGACTTTAACGAATGCGACAGTGGATATTGTGGCTTATAAAATAAATAAATGAAATCAATTTTAGAACTAGCTTATAAAAAGCATAGTGATTGGAATAACATAGTAAAAAGTTTCGGCTGCAACCCATCAATGAGTGAGGACGTAGTTATGGAAATGTATATCCAGCTTGATGCTGATGTAAAAAAAGGCTTAGACCTTTACTATAAAGACCAAGTAAACCATTACTATTGTTATAAAGTTCTAAGAGGTATTTACACAAATTTATACAAGTCAAGCCTAAGACAAAAAAAGGTTTATTTAGAAGATATAAACGAACTTAAAGAAATACAAGAAAGTGGTATTGATGAAAAAGAATGGGCGAAACAGCGTGACCATATAGATAGCATATTAAACGAAATGTATTGGTACGACAAGAAAATATTTGAGATAGTGGCTAAAGGTGTTAGCGTTGCAGAACTAAGCAGAAACACTAAAATAAGTTATTACTCGCTTTACAATACATATACAAACGCAAAGAAACATATAAAAAACAAGTTATGATACAAACTTTTAAAAGAGATTTAAAAAGAGGTAAACACCACGAGAACGTTGTTTTAAATTATATTAAAGCTAAATATAAAAACGCTTATATTAAAGATGGTTATTGTAAAGAATACGATATTTTTATTCCAGAGGTTAATTTTGGGGTTGAAGTCAAGTCAGATGAAAAAAGTAAATACACTAACAATATAGTTATAGAAATAGAATTTAATAATAAACCATCAGCATTAATGACAACTAAGGCTAAGTTTTGGGTTATTTATGATGGATATGGTTATAATTGGTTTTTAACAGATAAAATAAAAGACTGCATAAAAGACAATAATTTAAGGTATGCAGAATTTATAGGTAAAGGAGATACTAAAAGTAAAAAAGCATATTTAATTAAAAAAGAACTTTTATATAAATACAAAGAATTATGAGATTAGGGGATTTAGTTTATTATATTACTTACTACACTGGCATTCATTGGCTAGTTAAAAAAATATGGGGTGACGATTGTGGTTGCGACCAAAGGCGTGATGATTGGAACGATATAAATATAGACTTATGAGAATAGAAGACCAAGACGCTTGGGTTGATTTTAAAGCAAATGTAACCACAAAGCTATCAAAAGAACAGTACAGGCTACTCTGTACGCTACACGCTCGGTACTTAAACCACACCTACTATGAGCCTTGCAGTTGTAAACCTAAAATTCTAGTAATGTGGATAAAAGATTTAGATAACATATATAATAAAATTAAATGATTGAGAAAATACATAACTGGGAAAAAGCCGTTGTAACGCTTTTAAATTTAGATGGGTGGAACTTAACCCATACAGGCAAAGGGAATGAAAGCTGGGACGCCGTAGGAACAACGCCAAAGGGTCAAGAGTGTGTTATTGAAATGAAGTTTAGAAATAAATACTATGACACAAAAATACTAGAGAAATTTAAGCACGACAAACTAATTGAAACAGGTAAGGTTGCACTTTACTTAGTGAACGACCCAAAAGGCAATTATATGTTCTGGCTAAATAACTTAGAAGGACTAAAGACTAAAGATATATACTGCCCTAATACAACGCTCTGGACTAAGAAAAAGGTTTTAAAGCCTTGTTATCTGTTGGAAGAGCAAGACGCTGCAATAATTAACTTAAATGAAGAACTAGAAATTGGAATATGGGATAGCTATTTTGATATAAAAGAAAAAATAAATAAAAAAAATAGTTAATAATTTGTTTATAATTAAAATAAAAATGTATATTGCGGTATATTAATAAAACAAAAACAAACATTATGAAAACGAAATACAGTAACTTACACGACATTAACACATTTATGAGTACAAAAGATAACGAAACTTATTTTAGTGGAATGGACGAATATGGTGAACCTAAAACAATAGTATTTAACACTATTGAATTATTAGAATGGTTAGATATTGACCATATGAAAAACCAAACAATTGAATATATTAAAAGCATATAATTATGAAAAAGACAAAAACAGGACTACACATTGAAACTAGAAAAAACCGCATAGAGGTTTATACTAAAAGAGATTTACAACAAAGAGATAAAGAATTAAACGAACAGCGTGAGTTGATTTTAATGGCTTCTGCTGTAGCTTCAGCAATTTTATTAGTTACTTTAGGGTTTATCTTTGGTTTATCAGTGTAATGACGCTACTACAAAAACAGTCATATAATCTTTGGTTTAATCACATAGCGGATAAGGTTATGGAATGGAGCAAACAAAAACCAGCCAATAAAGAGCTAAGAAACTTTATAAAGGGAATGACCGAGATAGGTCAATACGTAAACGCTTTAAACGTAGAAAACAGCGTACTAACAAAACGCATAGGAATTATACGAGAAGAAAAAAACAAGCAGCTTATAGGCTTGAACAAGCAAATAGAAGATTTAGAAAACAAATTAAAACAATACGAAATATGAATTACTTTGACAGATATATAGATGAACCAGACGCAAAGACAGAATGTGCTTGTTGTGGTGATGAAACAAATGGCGATTATTATTGCTCAGTTCAATGCTTTAATTTAGATATAGAATGATACTACTAGTAGATGCAGACAGTTTAATCTTTGCAGCTTGTTATAAGAAACGAGAGAACCCAGAAGATGACAAATACTATCGAGATATAGAAGATGCCCAAGCTAAGTTTGATGAGCAATTTATGAGCATAATCAATAAGCTAGAAGATATGTATCCGATAGAAAAAGTACTAACGTTTAGCGGTAGTAAGGGAAATTTTAGAAAGCTAATTACAAGCGACTACAAAGCCAATAGAAAAAAACAAGAGTTACCGCCTTTATTAAATGAAATGCACCAATTCGTTAAAGACCAATACGACAGCATCTGGGGTTACGGAATTGAAACTGATGATATTGTAGCAAGATATTGGTACGAGTTGTCAAATGAAGTAGGGCGTGACAATGTTATGATAGTAAGTATCGACAAGGACTATAAGCAGTTCCCTTGCCTTATGTACAACTATCACTACAAACACAAAGAGGTTTTAGATATAAGCGAAGACGAAGCCTTATACAACTTTTATGAGCAAATGATAATAGGAGATACAGCTGACAACGTAAACTATTTTAAAGGAAAGGGAAAAAAGTTCGCAGAAAAATATTTAGCTGATTGCGATACAAAATATCAATACACAAAAAAAATGTACGAACTATTTAAACAAGAATACAAAGGCAAAGCACGTCAGAAGTATGCAGAGTGTTACCACTTATTAAAACTTAGAACAAATGATTAGATTTGTATATGACCTAGATATAGTTATTGAAGCAATGGAGAACCAAGACTATGAAGATGCTTTAGCAATGATTAAAGACATACAAGAAGATTTAAGGATATTAGCATTACTATAAAAATAAATAGTTAATTAATTGTTTATTAAAAAGAAAAAACATATATTGCACAAAATTAAAATAATAATAATTAAAACAAAAACAAAATGAAAACAACAGAAATTAAAAGAGGACAGTTCAACGCTTATTATCCAGTATCTGATTTAAAACATTCTTTAGTAAATAGGGATATTGTTCAAAACCATTCAGATATATTTAAGAAAAAACTACAACAATACGGTTGGTTATCCCCAATAATTATTGATACAAAAGGAAATATTATTGAGGGACATCACAGAGCATTAGCTACTCAAAACTTAGGATTAGAAACTATACCTGTTTATATTATTGACTGGGTAAATACAAGCGATTTAAACGAATATCAAAAATATATTATAAGTTTAAATAGTTCAAATAGAAAATGGTCTTCATTAGATTATTTAAAAAGTTTTTCAAGAAATGTTAATACATATTCATATGTACATAAGAAGTACGAAGAAACAAAAGACGTTTTTTCAGTTGGTAACTTATTAAATATCTATTTTGGTTATGGTTCAACACAACAATTTAGAGATGGCAAATCAATAATTAAAAACAAAGATTTTAGCGAATACTTATATGAAAACTTTTTTAGATTAAAGAGGGATTATGGAAGTGTAAAATTTCAAGCGTTTACAATAAACAGAGTTTGTTCTTTTGTACACCCTAAGCTGAAAGGAAATAAAAAAGAAATGAATTTTATATTTAAACAATTAGAGAGTTTAGCTAAAAATGATAGTCCTTTGTTGTCATCAGTAGAAATGATTAGACCCTGGTTGATTGAACAGGTAAAAATATATAGAGATAAATAAAATTATGAAACGAGCAACTTATTTACATTACGAAAACGGTAAAGGCTATGATGTTATAGACTTTATAAAAGATTATGAGCTAAACTTCAATAGAGGAAATATAATTAAGTATATTTGCAGAAGCGGAAAAAAAGACGATGAGTTAAAAGACTTAGAAAAAGCAGCAGATTATTTAAGGCGTGAAATAGAATACCTAAGAGAGCAACAACAACAATGGATAGAAAAAAACAAATGAACAAAAAAGTAATTATATTAATAGTTTGAATTTATACAAAACCATAATTTCAAAAAAACTATAAAATGAAAATATAAACTAATGAAAAAAGAACAAAAAGAATATTACGAAAGAATGGAACAAAAAGAACTAGAACACCAAGAACAAGTTAGAGGGGTTTATGATGACCCAATAACACATAGACACCTGAGCTATTTAAAATGCGTATTGATAAGTCAATTACTACTAGAAGCAAACGATGACTTAAAAGGAAGCGTAGGTTTTAAGCAGAACGTAAAGCTGCAAGTAAATAAGACATCAAAACTACTGGAAAAAATATATCAAGAAGGGTTTAATAATGTGTACAATAACAACCCTGAAATGTGTACCAATGTACTAAACAAAATAGACAGCTTAATGCATAAAATAAAAGTAGCCACTATTGATGAACTAGTAATGATTGACGCACTAGTTGATAACTACTTCCAAAACAAAGAAGAACACAATAAAAACCAAACAGCAGAATTCACTAAACTAGATTAATATGTATATAAATATAGAAATAAAAGACACAGACCGTAAAGACTATTATAAATTCCTTATAAACGGATTAGACTTAGGAACTTGGGAACGCTCAGACCTTAGAAACTTAATAGAAACAATAGACAATAAAATATAGACAAAATGAAAACACCAAAACAAATAGTACAATACGCAATAGACAATCCACATACAGAAGAACACATAGGCTCTAATTGCTGCGGTGCTTCGCAATGGCTAGAAACAGATTTATGTAGTGAGTGTTTAGAACACGCAGAATTTAACTAAAAACAAATATGAAATTAGAAACAATAAAAGAAGCAGTAAATAAAAAGT